CAACATCTCGGGGGCTCCAGTATACGCCGCCGCTAAAAACGATACGTACACCACAGTGGACGTTGAGAGCTACACAGGCAATGTCTTTACCCCTAGCCAAAAGGCGGAGCTTGTAGCCGCTAAGACCGCCGTGGAAACGGAAGCGCAGAGAGTTCACGCAGAAACACCGTTTGTCACTTATGAGAACGGCTTAGCATTCTCCGAGAATATGACTCCCGAAGTGCAGGGTATCGCGCGCGGTTGGAAAGAGTTGCTCGGGCTTGAGTCCGAGGTGTACATCACAACCCTTAGCGACGCGAAGGCCAACAAGCTTAACTTTACAGGTCCACTACGGGCCGTTGGCTCTGGCACGCTAGACAGCAATGAGCGTGGATCTACGCGTCGTATGGCTGACGGCACTCACTACATTATCTTTGACGACCAACCTGACAAAGCTGCCACACTGGAGACTCTCGCCCATGAGATGGGTCATATACACCAGAAGGAAGCGTTTGACTCTGCCCCAGCAAGCCTGAAGGGGGAACTGTACGACGCGCACAAGGCTTGGCTGGCAGAACAGAAAGGCGGAACCGCTAAAGCTTTGGTTGAAGCTCTACGCGCTCGGAAGACGGGTAAAACCACTAAGGTCGGTGAAGATCTTATGGCGCACCAAGCGCAGCCCTACTGGAAGTCGTTCAGCGAATGGTACGCCGACCAAGTATCACGTTGGGCAACAACGCAAAAGGTTCCACTAACGGTTGTCGAGAAGTTCTTCTCTCGCCTCGGCAAAGCCATGAAAAGCTTTTACGCCAAGGTGGCAAACAAGAAGTACCTGCCGTCATCCGAGTTTGTGAATTACTTGAGCCAAGTCAAAGGCGCTGCCCTACGAGACCCGCTTAACGATAACGTCGACCTCCAGTCCGACGCAATGAAGGGGTCTATGGAGCCAACACCTGAGGGGCGCGCAAACACCGAGCGCTACGCTCAAAAGGCAGGCGAGCGGTTTGGACCTAACGCTGAGCAGTTTGTGAATGACTCTGCTGAGATTTTTTCAAACGCCGCTAGTTCACTAGAGTTCGTTCACCAGTTTATCCGTAGGATTAAAGGACGGTTGCCCGAAGCGGGAGTGTGGTACCAAGCTGTTAAAGAGTCAGACAAGACCCGCCAAGACATCCGCCGTCAGGTAGAGGCCATAGCGGTGGGCGCTCGGAACCTAACGGGTGAGCGCTTAGTAGTCGTCAACGACTTTGTCGGTAAGTCCACCTACTTTCAGAAGTGGGGCTACAACCCTCAGTTTACTGACAAGAACGGAGACCCTCGCGTTGTTACCATAGACGGTATCATGGAGCGAGCCTACAACCGGTTAACACCGGTTGAGCAGAAGTTGGTGCGGGATATGTTCCAGCACGGTGAAAACATGCGTCTGCGCAAGCTGGCAATCGCCAAAGAGATGGGTATTCCAAAGACCTTCTTTAGTGCTGAGGCCCTTGATGGTCCCTATGCCCCACTGAAGCGTTTTGGTAAGTACGCTACGGTACTGAAGTCCCAAGCGTTACTTGACGCAGAGGCGCTAGACACAGCTGAATCCAGCCCAGCGACACGCAAGACGGTGGAAGAGTTAAAGTCCGACGGAGATAACTACGTGGTCAGTTTCTTTGACACCATGGGATTGGCGAAGAAGTTCAGGGACGAGAACGCTAAGACCTACGCGTACGCAAGCGCGTCACAGCGTGCTAACGACGTAATGGAAGACCGCACACCAAACGCTGAAGTGTTCCAGAAAGTGCTTGGGGCTCTGAGCGCCGCGGACAAATCTCAGATAGACCCAGCGTCTAAGGCAGCTTTTTCCGACTTAGTGCGCGACATGTACTTTGACTCGCTAGATCAGCGCGACGCTCGAATGTCCGGGGCCAAGCGTAAGAACCGCGCGGGTTACGAAAAGAACATGATCCGTTCGTTCCTGTCTCACGCAAGCGCTGAATCGGCGATGATCTCCACTATGGAGCACGGTGCTGAAGTCAACATGGCTCTGGCGGCGACCCTCAAGGCAGCTCGCAAAAACGAAACAGAACTCATGCCCATGTACAACATGATGGCTGCTCACTACAAAGACTCGCTGGTCTACCAGCAGTCGACATTCCAGAGCATACAAAACCGTATAGCGGCTGGGAACTCTGTCTGGATGCTGACATCGAGCATTGGCTACCACGTAACGAACGCTACCCAGCCCGCCGCGGTTACGGTCCCGTTCCTTGCCGGGCACTTTAACAACTACTCTGGCGCTTGGAAAAGCTTGCTAGACGGCTACACAGTGGCAAATGGGGCCATTAGGATGACGAAGGATCTCGAGACTGAGATCGACGTCGAAAAAACGCCTGAAAAGTACCGAGCATTGCTGAAAGAACTCCAACTGCGGGGCCTTCTTGACGTTGGTATGGAAGAAGACTTGGCCTCGTTCGAGCGGTTCAACACAGGCTATGAGGGCCTTAACGCCGTGGGAGATGTTGCGGGTAAAATTACCCACAAGCTGTACCAAACAGCCCGTTTCGTAGAGGCTCAAAACCGTATATCCTCAGCCGTTGCAGCGTACGACATGGCACTGGCAAAACCTTCAGTCCCTGCACGGTTCGACATGACGCCAGTGGAGTACGCGACCGCGATCGTGGAAGACACGCAGGGTAACTTTGGTGCGCTTGACGCTCCGCTGCTGCTCAAGAAGCTTCCTAAGCTGACAGTTCAGTACCGAAAGTACCAATTCCTCATGGGCGCAAACTACGTCAAGAGTTTCATGATGGCGTTTAAAGGTGAGTCTCCTGAGGTAAGGGCTGCGGGTAAGCGAACGCTAGGGTACATGCTCGCCCACGCCGGTATACTCGGGGGTCTAACGGGACTGCCAGCGATCTCGGAGATTTCGTCGTTGTTCTTTTGGCTGGCGAATCTGGTCTCTCCTGAGGAAGACGAGCCCCAAGATCTTGAGCGTTTTATCCGCGAGAACGTTCCGGGGAAATTCGGCGAGGTTCTTGCTCGAGGTGGGTTCAGTGCGATCGGCATAGACATGTCTACCAAACTTAGCCAAGACAACATCTTCAAACCTTTCCCGTACACGGAAATCGAGCCAACTGAAGATGCCCTTAAAGATATTGTCTTTAACCTAGCTGCTGGCCCCTCTGGTACCACGATGCTGAACTTCTTGCGCTCCGCCGAGTACGCAGCGAATGGGGATGTGTCAAAAGCCATCGAGCACTTTGTGCCAAAAGGTTTACGCAAGCCACTGGAGTCCTACAGACTTGCTACCGAAGGCATGTCGTTTAAGAACGGCGACATCGTGGTTACCCCAGAAGAAATGAGAGCGTCAGGTATGGTTCCACTGCTTGTTAACGCGCTGGGCATTCCTGTCAGCCTTGTCGAAAACATAAAGTACACTCGGAGCCAGCAGTACGAAATCAGCCAGCACTTTAGCACTGAGACGGGCCGTATACGACGTGAGTACATAGACGCTCACCAGTCTGGCGACCCTAGGGCTAAGCTGAGACTTAAACGCGAGTGGCGAACCTTGCAGGGTCACAAGGACAGACTTCGGGGGTCTTTCGGGAATGACAGCAAAGCGCTGCGACGCCAGTCCATATCCGATCTAATCAAAGCGCCTTTCGCTCAGCGGCGGCGGGAGCGAGGTGCTGCCAGCCGGTTCGAGTAATGTCTCTCCTCGGGCGTTAACTTATTCCCTTAGCGCCCCTTTCGCCTAGCCTTATCCATTGGGCTAGGCTTTTTTTTGTACGAAAATCGTGTAGTATCAAGTTGTTAGCTAAATTCACACTCAGGGCATGACTAATGCGACATTTGTTTATTCCAGATACTCAAGTTAAGAAAGGCGTGCCGCTCGACCATCTCCGCGCGCTAGGCAACTACATAGTAGAGAAAAAGCCGGATGTTATTATTCACATCGGGGACCACGCTGACATGCCGTCTTTGTCATCATACGAGAAAACTGGCTCCAAGTATTTCGAGAACATGCGTTACCGAGACGACATTGAAGCGTCAAGACTGGGCATGGAGATACTGCTAGAGCCTATGGTTCGCTATAACAACATGCAGAAGCGCAACAAGAAAGCCCTGTACAAGCCGCGGATGGACCTCACGCTTGGCAACCACGAGTATCGCATCCAGAGAACAATTAATGACGACCCGGTGAAACTTGAGGGTCTGATGAGTATGAGCGATCTGGGTTACGAGGAGTACGGCTGGACTGTACACCCGTTCCTACACCACGTTGAGATTGATGGCGTGCTGTACTCGCACTATCACAAGAATCCAAATAGCCCCATGGGTAACCCAATGGGTGGCACCATTCAGTCTAAGCTTAACAACATGAAGCAGTCATTCTCGAATGGCCACAACCAGATGCTCCAGTACGGTATAGCTTATACCGGATCAGGTCGAAGGCTGCATGGGCTGCAAGCTGGTGCGTTCTATATGCACGACGAAGGATTCATGGGGTTACAAGGTAACAAACAGCACTGGAGGGGTGTAGTGGTTAAAAACGAGGTGAAAGACGGGCAGTATGACCCCTGTTTTGTGTCTCTCGACTACCTTCTGAAGAACTACAGGTAGGAGCGCACAATATTTATTTTGACTACAGTTTTACTACATTCCCAAATAGCTGTTCGTTAAGTATCTGTTTTAATTAACCTATTTATACCCACTGCAACTCAGCGAGATAAGCAGCAGCTTTTTTTTCAAATAATTTCTGTTTAATTTCTGGCTAGTTAACAGATAGTCAAACTGTAGCTTTCTCAGGTAAAACTACTTGAACACAGGTGTATGTACCTGTACGACTACATCTTACTTCAGTTTGATGCAGGCGGGTTTTAGCTATGGCGAGTATATACAGACGCGGGAAAGTTTACTGGATTCAGTGGAGCCTCGACGGGGAACGCCACAATGAGTCTCTGCGCACCACCGTAAAGAAGGAAGCGCTGATAGCCAAGTCAGCTAAAGAGCTGGAGACGCGGACCGGTGTGTCCGTCGCCCAGTCTAACTGCACCGTGGCAGAGTTCAGCGTACAGTACCTTTTGTGGCACCGTGGAGAGTACCCGTGGGCTGAGAAAGGAATGCGCTATTACTTCGACTCGACCTTGCTACCTTCGTTCGGCCACATGCGCCTCGCCAGCCTAGATCCCCAACAGGTAGAGCTGTGGAAACACAAACGCAACGGATCTATGGGGCACTTGTCCAAGCGCCCACGAACACGACTCACTGTTAACTCAGAGCTAAAGAAGCTCAAGGCGCTGGTAAACAAAGCGGTGGAGTGGGGAGTTATACCTAGGAACACGATCGCTCCAGTCAAAATGTTCCAGAACTTGGATGCTAACGCACGCGGGTACCTCACGAAAGAACAGCTAAACGCGCTGTACACCGCTGACCCTGAGACTGCTGCGATCTGGCAGCTAATGGCCAACACGGGTATGCGGATCGGGGAAGCTATGAACCTAAAATGGACGAGGGTTAATGCTGAGAGGGTGAGGGTTGTATCGAGTCAGGAACATATGACAAAGACGCGCCAGTGGCGGGACATACCAGTATCACCGGGATGTCGATCTGCGTTGGCGGAGTTGAGGGGTCGCAACGACGGTTACGTGTTGCCGAGGGTAAATATCACTACGTTGAGGAGGTACTTTAAGAAGGCGTGCGATAAGGCGGGGTTTGATGCAGTGCCTCACGAACTACGTCATACATTCATTAGTCACTTAGTGATGCAAGGCATTCCGTTGCGCACAGTGCAGGTACTGGCGGGGCACAAGAGTATCGCCGTAACAGAGCAATACGCGCATCTTGCGCCCAACCACATGTCAGACATGGTTTCTAGTCTTCACCTCTAGGGAGCGGCGTCATGCTACCACTTCCTCGTGCTGAGCTGATCTGTTCGGGGATGCCGTAGATCTTCTACAAGCAAAGAATTGTCGATGTGGTCTCGGGTATTCACGCAACGTGCGCTTCTTGTGTGGCGCTTTGTTCCACCGCACAGTTCGCAGATTTTACCATCGAAGAACTTTAGCTTCTGCTCTAACGCATCTGCACGAGCGTACATTTTCTCTGCATCGGACCGTAAACTATCAGGTGTTACCTTTGCGTAGTTCATGTTGTTACTCTCCATAGTGAGTTTAGTTTCGAATAATCGGGTCGGCCTATTTCGCTGCACGCTGTGATCTGCCTGTACTTATCTTCGCACGGTATGCAGCTGCTGTGGCGCTTGCCGCTTTTGTGGTTGAGGTACAGGGGTGCTGCTACGATTTTGCCACAGCTGTAACACCGGGCTTTGAGTGGGGCTGCTCGGGCCATTAGTTGACCCCCGTTGAACCAAAACCTTTTTTGCCCCGTGTGGTGTCGTCCAGCTCCTTCACCTCAGTCGAGACCAGCATTGCCGGCACTACAATTAACTGTGCGATACGCTCACCGCGCTCAACTCTAAACGGCACGATGTCTGTACTGTGAACCGTCATCACAACGCGGATCTCGCCACGGTAGTCTGAATCAATTACACCTGCCATAGTGTCCACGCCTCGGCTAACGGCCAGCCCACTACGTGGTTTGATGAGACCAACGAACCCATCTGGTACGGCAACTGCGATGCCAGTACTGATGCTCGCTACTTGCCCGAAGTGAACTCGGGAGAGGTCTTGGTCTGAGTAGATGTCGAACCCTGCGGCTCCTGCGGTGGTACGTTTTGGTATTACTGCTGTATCTGTTAAACGTTTGAACTTGATCATCGTCTACACCTTGAGAAGTATTTGGGGGAATATCGTGTCAACGTTCGCCAGCACTGCCAGCAGCACAACCACCAAGCTGTATATTACGACGGCACTGTAGACTGCCCAGTACCAACGCATTTCGTCAACCAGTACGTTGAACGCGACTTGAGCGCAGAACATCATCACTGAAATCAGGATCATAACCTGAAGTATTGTCATGTTTAGTTCTCCAAGATCATCGGTTGGACGTCGACGCCCACCATCAAGTGGAAGATCGCTTTGGCCTGCGGCTCGAGGAGCTTGGGTCGCGACCAGTCGTACCGTACAGCAGATGCCACAGCTTGGTGCCTGTGTGGTATTCCAGCGCGGTACGTGAACGTGTAGCCTGTGATGTCATCTACGAGCTTTTTCATTATTCAACCCTCATTGGTATTCCTGCGGCGTTGCACTCACTTGCCTGTTTTCCATGAAAAGCTAGGTTCCCGGCTTGTAAAATATGCCACTCAGATTGCGTTACCGTTATGAATTTTGGTCTTGCGTTAGTACAGAAAACCTCTTCGCTTATTCGTTCCCGGATCTTTTCGAATTTAACTCTCTCTTTACCGCCTCTTTGGGTCTGCTGGGTGCCTTTCTCCGCTGTTATGTTCTTTGTAGTGATCATTTTAGTTTAATCCCTAGGGAGCCCCCACCGCTGGATCA